ATTTCCTCAGGAAGAACAAGCCGATCCTATGGAAGAATTATCCTTGCAGAAGCTCCAACTTGAGATGCAAGAACTTCAGGCTAAAATCAACAAAATGGTTGCTGATACTCAGTTGGTACTTGCAAAAGTTGATAGCGAACAAGCTGATCAGGCGAAAACATCAGCGGGAATAATCAACGATGAGAGAAAACTCACTTTAGCTGGTGTACAAACTATGGCGAATGTCAAAACTAAACAAGAAAAAGCAAACCTTGATAAAGCAAACCTTGATAAAGTAAATACTTCTTTGGAGAAACCCAAAGGAGCTGGTCGTGAATATGGACTTGAATCTAACAATGTTGAGGAAGAAGAATAATAATAATTTAAAGGGATAAAAACCTATGATCACTGTAGAAGAGTTCAATGAATGGAAAGAAAATCCGACAACAAAGAAAATTTTAAATGAAGTAAAAGAGTTGCGAGACAAACTTATGTTGGATTTATCCGAGGGTAGAACACTTGGACATAATGCCGACTTGACGCATGGTTTAACGAGCGAAATGATAGGAAACATTCGCGGATTGAATCAACTACTTAACATAGAATATAAAGATTAATTAGGATTAAGTTATGAATGAAGCAAAGATATTTCCGACAGGCGGACATGTATTGATACTTCCAGAGAAAGTGGAAGAAAAAACTCAAGGCGGCATAATTATTCCAGACACTGTAATTGATAAGGAGCAGCAAGCAGCGACCATAGGCAAAATTATTGCTATTGGTCCATCTGCTTGGAAAGATCTTGATGATGGAACTCCATGGGCTGATGTTGGCAATAAAGTTAGTTATGCAAAATATGCTGGGGTTACTATGATCGGAGCAGATAAAAAACATTATGTTCTTATCAATGATAATGATATTCTCGCAGTGTTAGATTATTAAGGAGGAGTTATGTCAGAAGATTTTGTAGACGACATTATTGCAGCAACAACTGAGCAGACACAACCCGAAGAAACTGTTAATACCGAAGATATTTCAAACAAAGAAAATTCAGATCAAGTTGGTGAGGAAGTTGGTGAGGAAGAACCCACGGAGAAAACTACTGAAGAATCGTCAGAACCTTCCGGGGAAAATCCAATTGAGGAATTGGCAACTAAACTTGGTTGGAAACCTGATCATGATAGTGAATCTTTTGTAGATGCAGAAACATATATTCTTCGTTCACGAGAAATTCAAGACTCAATGAAGAATCATAATCGCGATCTTAAGGGACAACTTAATACTCTTCAAAGTTCAGTTGAAGCGTTAAAACTTCATAATGAACGTGTATATAAGGCTGAAGTAAATCGATTGCAATCCCAGCTTAATAAACTTCAATCCGAGAGAGATTCTGCAATCGAGATGGCTGATAAAGATAAAGTGAAGCAACTCGATGGAGAGATCGATTCGATTAAAAAGAACTTATCTGAACCGGAGCCACAAGAACCAGCGCCTACATCAAATCCTATTTATGACGAATGGGTTAAAGATAATCAATGGTATGTGACTGACAAAGATATGGCAGTATTCGCTGATAATGTTGCTCAACAGTATGTTGGTGCTCCTGCGGATAGGGTATATTCTTTGGTGAGGCAAAAGGTTGCAGAGGTATGGCCTGAAAAGTTTAAACAAACTCAACCTGAGAATAAACCCCAATCAAAACTTGCTCAAGTTGAAGAGACTTCAAAAGGTAAGAAAGCTAATCCTGTTGGACCTGTTAGTCCAGTTGAAGGAGCTACAAAATCTGGTAATAAACCAACTTTTACGAAAGCCGATCTTACGTCAGATCAACAATCTATTATGCGTCAATTTGTAGCTCAAGGTATAATGACCGAGGATCAATACATCGCTGATATAGCAAAACTCCAGGAGGCATAACCATGGTAGAAAAAGCCAAAGAAAGTAATGAAGTGAAAAATTCTCGTAAACGCATTCCATTAGGTACGCGGAATGTACTTACTGCACCGAAAAGACCCGGCTTCGTGCGCCGATTTGTAAATGATGAACCTGATCGTATTCAAGCATTTATCGATGCTGGATATGAAATTGTTAAGGATGATTCAATATCTTCTGGTGATGATAAGACTGGAAGACCATCTCATATGGGTTCTTTAATCAATCCAAGTGTAGGCTCAGGAAAGAAAGCTATACTAATGGAGATTAAAAAAGAGTATTATGATGCAGATCAAGCTGAGAGATCAGCAAAAACTAAAGCAATTGAAAATGAGATGCGTCGCGATAAATCAAAATTATATGGAGATGGATTATCTGGAACAGTTAACATTTCGTAAAACTTAAATTTTTAATATATTTTAATGAGGTAATTTTATGGCAAATTCTGATATTCCTGCTGGCTTTAAGCCGGTAAAGTATCTATCTGGCGCACCGTGGTCTGGAAAGGCAAATGTATATTATGTGCCTTCTACTGATGATACTGCACTTTTCATTGGTGATGCGGTAGTTTCTGCTGGTTCAGCTACTTCTGATGGACGGTATGGTACAGTGACACAGGCTGCTGCTGGTGATGTAATTCGTGGAGTTGTTGTTGGCTTTGGCAGTGAGCCCCATCTAATGATGGATGCTGATACTCCTACACGTACTTATCGCCCGGCATCTACTGCAATGTATGTTCTTGTAGTTGATGATCCGTTTGTTATTTTTGAAATCCAAGAAGATAGTGTAGGTAATTCTATTACTGCTGCTATGGTTGGATTATCCACGGATATTGTGGTTGGTTCGGGTAATACTACTACTGGTAAAAGTGGTATGGAACTTGATTCCAGCGATACTGCTACAGGGGCTGGTCAGTGTAAACTACTCAACATCGCTCGAAGAGAAAATAATGCTCTTGGCGATAATTGTTCGTGGGAAGTACTTATTGTTGAACATGAAATGCTTTCTGCTACAGACGTATAAGGAGATAAATTATGGGTGTTATTACAAGCACTAATTTTGCAAAGGATCTAATTCCTGGCGTTAAAACCTGGTTTGGAAATAAATATAAAGAATATCCGATTGAGTATACTCAGTGTTTTGAGAAAGGTACGTCTACACGAGCTTTTGAAGAAGAGGCTGGAGTAACTGGTTTCGGATTAGCTGCGGTTAAAACTGAAGGTTCAGGTATCGCATATGACGAGCAAGAACAAGGATTTGTTAGTCGTTATACTCATGTGACTTATGGCCTGGGTTTTATCATTACCAGAGAAATGTACGAAGATGGTATTGCGGTTACAGTAGCTTTGAGACGTGCTAATGCTCTTGCATTTTCTATGCGACAGACTAAAGAAACCATTGGTGCAAATGTATTGAATCTCGCATTTGATTCTGATTATACGATGGGTGCGAATTCTGATGGTAAGTCACTTTGTGCCGATGATCATCCGAATAAGTCTGGCGGAACTTGGAGCAACATCCTGAGTACTGCTTCTGATCTTAGTGAAGCTGCTCTCGAACAAGCTTGTATCGATATTAGTAAATTTAAAACTGATCGCGGTCTTACAATTTCGATTAAGCCTCAGCAGTTGATTATTCCCGCTAATCTTGAGTTTGATGCTTATAGGATTTTGGAATCTCTTGGGCAGTCAGGTACAGCGAATAATGATGTTAATGCTTTGAGGTCCAGTAATAAGTTTCCTAAAGGTATTATGGTGAGCAACTATCTTACGGATACAAACAATTGGTTTATTAAAACTGATTGTCCGGATGGTTTGAAGTATATGGAACGTCGCGCTGATAGTTTTGGTACTGAAAATGATTTCGATACTGAAAATGCTAAATTCAAATCTACGTTCCGTTGTAGTTTTGGTTGGTCTGATCCAAGAGGTATTTTTGGATCTGCTCCGGCATAAATAATTTTAAATTACTTTTATTGAAGGAGATTATTTATGTCTGTTACTAATTATCCGAATGGTATAACTTGCGGTACAGCTCAATATCCTACGTTAATTTCAGGATCAAGTGTACCGACAACTGGAACTGCTGGTTATAATCCTGGATGTCAATTTATTCTTGAGACTGTTAGCCTGGGTCAAAGTGCTAAATGGGTTAATATAGGATCAGCTACATCGTGTCTTTTTGTTCCTGAAGGTACTTGTAATGGTTATGGTATTAACATTGCGGGAGGGCCTGTAACTTCTGTAGGCGGCGATACATCTGAGTCTATAACTCTTCAAGGTCTTATCACAGATACAGATATTGCTATAGTTGGACATGAAATATCCGATGATAATGATCAAATAGTTGCTGCTATTTCAAATGAAGGTTCTATTGACATAACCGGTAGTGCCGACCCATCAACGGCACATGGTTATGTTTATGCAGCTCTTAGAGATAAATGTATTCCAGGTTGGGATGTTGTTGCTGCTGGAACGTATGATGCTGTAGCAGATGACGATGCTACTGTAGCTATTACCGTATCGGGAGTTCTTGCAACTGATATTGCATTTGCCAATTATACAGCTACTGATGATTCTGATACCATTAGCGATGTTGTATGTTCTGCTGATACAGTGACTATTACATGTTCCGCTGATCCTGTAACTGAACATAGTTTTAGTTACGTTGTTATCAGACCCCGAGGAACATTTAAACCAAGTCATTATATTGCATACGCTGGAACACACACTACTGTTGGTAGTGCGGCAGCTGAGGAAATTGCAATCACGGGTGCGCTTGCAACTGATATTCCAATCGTAATTTATAATACAACAAACGATACGGATACAATTAAATCAGTTGCAGTTACTGAAGATACGTTGACGGTAACTTGTTCTGCTGATCCGAGTACTGCACACGCTTTTAGTTACATGTTGCTAAGAGCATATTAGGCTGGAATAGTTACTCTGGATAATTCTGGAGTAACTATCTCAGATATAGTATGGGATGATTATTCTGATGATGTTGTAATGCTTGAAATTGATTTTCATTATGAGATCAATAGAATAGGTTCACCCCGCGAATAGGGTGAAAGTTAATAGTGTGTGTTCAAAGATGAACAAAATATTTTATGTAGGAAATTATTATGACGTACAAACCAGGTGATTATCTTGTAATTTGTGATCGATGTGGATTTAAGCGATACGCATCGGAATGTAAAATGACTTGGGATGGTTACTTCGTATGTGCGGATACTTGTTGGGAACCGAAACATCCACATTTTACAGACCCAAAGCCACTTGGAGAAAAACAATCAGTACCAATTAAACGCGCTGAAGAAACACTTAACTTTCTTGATGGTAACCAAGTACCCGAAGATGGTTATTTCATTACAACGCCAATAACTCCAGATGATTTATAAATAGGAAAATAATATGAACTTATCAGAACTTAGTACTACAGTTCAATTAATTATTCAAGATGATAGTTTTGATAATTATATTATAAATTATCTTAATCAGGCACAACTTGAAATTGCTGGTGGAATGAAATCTGCTTTAGGGTCTTGGATTACTCCACCACTTCCTGGACTTTTATCCATTGATACAGTTACAACTGTTGTTGATACTCCATATGTTGAACTTCCTTCCGATTTTCACCGCCGCGTACAATTTGTTACAAATTCAAGTAATACAGAAATAGAAATATTAGAAGACTTTATAAGTTTTTCAGAAACATATCCAGGGTTGACTCGAGTTGGAAAAGTAACAAATGTTATTGATCAAGGTAATTTGTTGTATTATCAATCTATTCCAAGTGATCCAGAAGTTTTGACTGTTCAATATTATCGTAAACCAACTGATATGGCACTTAGTACGGATGAACCTGATGGTATTCCGATTCATTTACAAAAAAGTCTTTTAGTAAATCATGCTGCCTGGAAAATTTATGAACTTATTGAAGATGGTATTGAAGGTCCAGGAGTTAATACAAAACGCTATATGGATTTATTTTATCAAACTTTATTAAACCTTGAGCTTACAATACCTTATCTTAATAGAAGTTTTAATACTTTGAAGGCTAATTAATGGCTGATCCAATTACAATTTATAATGGTTCAACAGGACTTAATACTGTATCTGATCCAGTGCGAATTGGACAAACAGAAAATAATTTTGTCGATCTTCAAGTAGCTGTAAATGTTTCTATCGATCAATCTGGAAGAGTTAAATCGAGGAAAGGTGTAACATTACTTCAAACAGGAAATTTTCATAGTCTGTTTTGTGATGGTGGTGATTGTTTCGTTTGTTCGGGAGGGTCTTTATACCAGGTAGCGGAAGACAGTAGTTTAACGGGCATCAGAAGCGGCATGTCGGACAGGCGGATGGATTATGCCCAGGCGGGAAAAAGAACTTACTATGTCAACGGGATTGACAAGGGATATGTTGAAGGCGGCACCTCTTATGTCTGGACAAAGGGCACGTACGCAGGCCCGGATACCACTCGGCATTTTTCCGGGCCTCCGGATGGGGACCACATCGAGGCAATGAGCGGCAGGATGTTTGTCTCCAAAGATAACGTCCTGTGGTTCAGTGAACTGTTTTCCTTTGACCTGTTTGATCAGGCCCAAGGCTTTGTGCAGTATCAGACCAAGATTTTGTTTCTTCAAGCTGTGCGGACTGGCCTATATGTTTCAACAGAAAATTCTATTTATTTTCTGGCCTTTCAGGATGGCGTCCTGATGTCCCGAATGGTTTTACCTTATCCTGGTATTGAATGGACGAATACCAAAACTGATTTAACTCCTGCCGATGTTGGAATTGAATCTTCAGGAGCGCTCGCTGCATGGGCCAGCCGAGAAGGGGCCATTATTGGTACTGGCGATGGGCTGGCAATTAATATTAATCGAAACAAAATCATTTATCCGGAAACTGCAAAAGGCGGATTCGGGGCAATGGTTGGGTATAATTTTATTCATGGATTAGAATAGGGGAAAAGACAATGGCATTACGACTTTCAACCGGATTAAGAAATGCACTGCTGGACCAGGAATCAGAAGCAACCAATTTGATGACCGGAACAGATATCGCGTTTGAAGATGGAACGGGTACAGATTCTCGGGATCGGATTACCAGAGTTGCTGGCGGCCTGGGAGTGTTTGATAAGAAGAAGTATATTACTGTGGCGGGATCTGATGGCGGAACCAACGATGGGACGTTTGAAATCCTGGCTTCTGCTGATGGTTATGTGGAGGTAGCTGCTGGATCGTTTACAACAGAAGCCGCAACAGAGCAAATTATTTTAGCTGACGCTACTGGTGGCAGCCTATCCGATATTTTTCGCAATTGTGTGATTGATGTATATTCCGGATCGCAGCCAGCAAACGCTGATGCTGTTGAATCCGGGACAAAGCTGGTAACGATTACGCTGTCTTCCGGAGCTTTTACTGGAGGCTCTCCTGCGAATGGTATTAACTTTGGCGCTGTTGCCTCTGGTGTCTTGTCCAAACAAGCTGATGAAACTTGGTCAGGTGCTGGTGTTGCAAATGGTACGGCTGGCTGGTATCGAGTTTATGATAACAGCTATACCACTGGAGCTTCAACTTCTGCCATCCGCTTTGATGGTTCAGTATCAACCTCTGGAAGCCAGTTTAACATGTCCAATACAGCTATCAGCGTTGGTGGCACGACAACTGTTGATACTGTTGAACTGACGTTACCGGCCAGCTGAT